TAAGCACAAACTGGCATAATCCAGGCAAAGCATCAAGGGGAGCGCCAATATAGGCTCTCCCCGCTTATTTTGCGAGGTGATGATATGGGTATTGATATAACTGGCTTCCAGCGCATGCGCAGGGAGCAGGCAGAAAAAGCCAAGAAGGAGGCGGAGGAAAAATGTCAGGATCCTATTGCACAATCGAAGAAGCAAACGAATACTTCGGTAGACGCCTCCACGCAGAAAGCTGGGGGCAAGCAGACGACAGTACCAAAGAAAAAGCCCTCAAGCAAGCAACAAGAGCAATAGACCGGCAGCCGTTGAGAGGGCGAAAGACGAATCCGGAGCAGGAGCTGGCCTTTCCCAGGCACCCGGATACCGAAATACCGGCAGCAGTAAAGGAAGCTTGCTGCGAAGAAGCATTGACACTCATCGAAAGAGGCAACAGCCAGCGTAGGAAGCTCCAGCAGGAAGGGGTGCAGTCGTTCACCTTGGGCAATATGAGCGAAAGCTATGCTGCAGGTGCTGGCAAAGGGCTGTTGAGCCAAGAAGCAAAGGAACTACTCCGGCCGTGGCTGATTGGGGCGGTGAATATCACATGATAAAAGGATATTTGAATCAAACCGCCACATGGCACTATACCACCGGCCTGAACGAATACGGAGAGCCGATAACCGGCAGTAAGTTAATCAAAGTACGCTGGGAGGGCAAGCGGAGGCTGGTCCGAGACAACGAAGGCCGGGAGGTAGTATCAGAGGCTCGGGTATTTTGTACTGAGGCCGTGAAGCCGGGAGATAGGCTCGAATATGGTGGCAGGGAATGGCCGGTGATTGCTGTTTCTACTGTACCCGGACTGGACGGGAAAGAAAATCATAGGGAGTGTGCGGTCTGATGGCAAATAATAAATGGCGCATTAAAGAGGCCGTCAAGATTGCAGAGGATGCGGGCTTGAAAGCGCTTAGAACCGGAGCAGAGGCTATACTCACAGAGGCTATTGATGAAGCACCCATAGAGACTGGCACACTTCGCCGCAGCGGTACCGTAACCGTCGGGGCGCTGCCGGACGGGGCGCAGGTGTATGAAGCTGCTGAATCCGGTACTGAAATGAAAGATGCCTTTCCCGGTCAGGAAGGTAAGGAAAAGGCTGTGTACATCAGCTTTAATACTCCGTATGCCCGCAGGATGCATGAGGATTTAGGTTACACGCCAAAGAGAGGCGGGGGGCCTAAATACCTTGAGACACCATTTAATGCAAACAAGGACAAAGTGTTAAAGATGGCTGAGACAAAAGTTAAAAAGGCCCTTCGAGACGCCAAATAAATTTAAGGAGATGATTTAGTTTGGCTCTATACGGAGAAAAGCACCCTAAATATAAACCAGAGCTGCATATTCCAAGACCATGCGCTTGCGGCTGCGGTGAAATGGTTGTTGGGGCAAAGGACGGTAGACTGAAGAGGTTTAGGAAGGGGCATTGGGCAAGAGTTCATAATCCAATGAAAAACCCGGCAACAGTAGCAAAATTCAAAAGAGAGAATCATGTAGACTGGAAGGAACCCGGAACAAGACGAAAAAGCAAATCTCGTGACGGGCTTTATTATTGGCTTGTCAAACTGGATAATGGTGAATGGGCTTATGAACACAGGCATATTATGGAGCAAAAATTAGGAAGAAAACTTAAAAAAGAAGAACATGTTCACCACCTGAATGGTGATACGCTTGATAACCGTCCGGAAAACCTGGCGGTTATTTTACATTCTGACCATTCAAAGGTGCATTGTACTTTCCCTAATGCCCCAAGAAGAGAATTTATTAACGGCGAGGTGGTAGTAGTGTGATGTTAAACGAAATAGGCACCTATCTACAGTCTCAAGGAATAGGAACCCTTGGGGCTGATTTATTTTTAGGGCTTATGCCAGATCAGCCGGATAACTGCATAGCTCTTTTTCAGTACGCCGGCAGTCCTCCAGACTTACACTGGCCCGGTGAGTACCCGGGTTTGCAGGTGCGGGTACGGGATAAAAGTTACCAGGCTGGCAAGGCGAAGATTGAGCAAATAGTGCGGGTGTTGCATGGGCTTCATGAGACAGTCCTTGGCGGCACTCGTTATTTATTGGTCAAAGCACGGGGCAGCCCTGAGGTATTGAAACGTGATAACAACAACAGAATTGAGGTATTTGTGAATTTTGAAATCATAAAGGAGCGTGATTGAAATGGCAATAGCAGGATATGGCGGCGGTGTATACATTGGAGACGCGCCGAAGAAGGTTGCAGAAATCGCAAACTGGAGTCTTGACATGAGCGCAGATGATATTGACATCACCAGCTTTGACTCCGAGGGCTGGAGAGAAAGAATACAGGGCATAAAAGAATGGTCCGGATCTTTTGAGGGCAATTTCAAGCCGGATGACACAGACGGGCAAGCATCCCTAATAAATGCGTGGCTTACCGGGCAGAAAGTAAAGCTGGAGTTGCAGGTAAACGCGTCTGTGAAGTTTTCGGGAGACGCGTTGATAACTCCCAGTATCGAGACACCGGTTGACGACAAAGCAAGTTTCAGCTGCGACTTCTCCGGAACCGGTCCGCTGACACCGACACTTGGTGGCGGTAGTTAATGGCTATCAGGGGCATGATAGGGGCGGTGTATGAAAGTGATGCCGCCCCTATTTCTGAAAATGTTGCATTGTTGTTTGACTGGGTTCTGGAAGTTCAACATAGAAAAGAATACACCTATGGACCAGAAATACATGGTGTACTCACCGGCTGGCATGTGAAAGCAGAAAGCTACTGGGCATCAAAAAATATACCACAAGGGCGGTATTTTGTCCGGCTATTTATCGGCAAAGGAGATGACGCGAGAACTCTGGCCGGGAATGTAGAACTTCCGGCATTGAAAATGGCAGAAGAAATAACAGAAATGAAAATAACTTTTGAAGGCATAGGCCAATTAATACAGGAGGGATAACATGCCGAGAAATAAAATTGTTCCGATTGGGGAGAAAAAAATAAACGTTCAGGAAAGGCGCGTTGGCGAACTGGAAGAGTTGACAAAGCAGCTTTTCCCGTCAACGAAGGGAAAACTGAAGAATCTTGACAAGGCATTGAACGATTTGGAATTGGACTGGGATCTTCTATACGATAAAATTCCTGTTGTTTTCCCGGAAGTCACAAAAGAGGACGTTGTCAATGCATATCCTTCAGAGCTTGAAAATCTAATCGGAGCGTTTATTGATGTAAATTTTTTCGCACTCAAGCAGATGATCCCGAAGTTGATCCTTTTGGCTCAGACTGGCTCAGCCCGGAAATAATCGTTCTGCTTGGACGAGAATTCGGATGGAATGTTGACGAAATACGACAGCTTCGACCGAGTGAACTGCAAGCGATTTTGAAAGAGCTACAAAGGCAGAAACTGCTCGAAGAATACCATGAGCAAAGGAACAGATGGGCTTTTCTGGCTGCCGTGATATCTAACGGATTCGCCGGAATAGTCCGGATGTTCAGTAAGCGCAAGGGTAAGCAAAAGGAAATCACACCCGATGACTTCATCAGTAAGGAACTAAAGAAGTTGGCTGGAATAGATACTATCGATAAAAAGCCAGGGAAGGAACCCGGCTTTGAGAAACACATAAAGGATGCGAAGGCAAAAGGACTAAAAGGACCGTGGTAAACGGTCCTTTTTACTGCTTATAAAGGCAGGTGATAAGACATGACAGTCGGACAAGTATTAGCAAAACTTGGTGTTGATTCGAAGGAATACGAAAAGGGATTGAAAAAAGCAGAGAGTCAGGCAGATAAGGCTGGGTCTAAGATAGGCAATATATTTAAAAATGCTTTTTCTGTTACTTTAGGTATGGGCATGTTCGAAGCCCTAAAAAAAGGATTCAAGTCTGTTATTGGCGCATCGGTTGATTTTAACTCCATGCTTCAGACAGCACAGATCGGTTTTTCTACAATGCTGGGTAGTGCAGAAAAGGCTCAGGCTTTTTTGAATGACATGGCAGACTTTGCCGCGAAAACTCCATTCGGCTATGAAGAACTCCTGGATGCATCTAAAAAGATGCTTGCCTATGGCTTTTCAGCCGAAAACGTGCTGCCTACACTACGGGCTGTTGGTGATGCAACGGCAGCTTTGGGTATGGGTAGTGAAGGAATCGATAGGGTCACGCTCGCTCTTGGCCAGATCCTTGCAAAGGGTAAACTGTCCGGCGAAGAAATGAGACAGCTCACCGAGGCTGGAATCCCGGCATGGCATATGCTTGCTGAAGCGATGGGAACAACCGTTCCCGAACTCCAGAAGATGGTATCGAAAGGTCTTGTTCCCGGGGCAAAGGCCGTCGAGATGCTGACCGCCGGCATGGAGAAGCGCTTCGGCGGAATGATGGCGTCAATGGAAAACACCTGGCAGGGCGTGACATCGTCAATCAAAGACATCTGGAGGATGACTGTCGGGGCATTGACGCAAAATTTGTTCGGCGGACTGAACGCCATGCTTATAAAAGTCCGCGACTTCATGGCAGCGTTCTATTCGTACCTGCAAGGCATCCTCGGCAAAAAGGCAAAACAATCGACCGACGCCCTTGTCGGCAGCACAAAGGCGCAGGCAGCAGCTATAACCGAGGTCGGGGACGCATCAGAGGAAGCAGCAAAAAAGGCAA